CCCCTAAACCCATTTCTTCCATCATTATCAATTGAGCATATAATTGCATTTCAATAATATTTTTGGAACGACGTAGTTTGGATTTTAGAGTTTTGTTCTTTGTATTTTTGATTGCTTCAATTTCAAGAGTTTTGATTTTAGCGTCAAAAAGTTTTTCAAGTTCTTTTGCCTGTTCCTCTGACTTCCTTCTCTGCTCTTCAACTTGGCGCTCTTTTTCTTTGCGCTCATGGCGATCAGATGTATTTTGATCAATCTTTTCCTCGCCAACAGCTTCGAGTAACTCTTGAAAGTCGGGATTCTCATTTCCCAATGCATCATATTTTCGCACAGTCAAGACTTGCTGAATTTCCCTTCCTTGTTCATCTGTGATGATCAAGATGGCTTCCGCTTTATCTTTTTCTCCGCTGTGCCAAAAGGCATTGTCTTGCCAAGTTCGCGATACACTTGCCATTATATAATCTCCATTGTATAGAATAATAAAATTATTGTGCTACTTTTCTATATAGCGTATACGTCTGAATGGTCTCAGGCGTGGCTGTCAATGTGTCTCCAGTAAACTGAGTTGTGAACGAAGAAGTAAACTGTCCTGTATACTGCCGAGTATATTGACCAGTATAGAAACCAGTATACTGTTCTAATCTCGACCCAGCGAAATTAGATGCACCTGGACCAAGATATTGATCACCTGTAGAGGCATAGTTTCTAGAACCACCATAGCTTCCTGCGTAATTTCTAGAGCCTCCATAAAAGGAGGCATAGTTTCTAGAACCTGAATACTGGGTTGGTGATGAAGCATAATTCCTAGAGCCTCCATATTGACCAACGAACGTTCTACTTCCGATAAATGTCCGTTGACCTATAAAGTTTGCTGGGGATGGTCTATCACCAGCAAATGTTCCTGGAACTTGTCGATTTCCTGTAAACTGCCCTGGAACTTGACGATTTCCTGTGAATTGTCTGTTTCCTATAAAAGATCTATTTCCAATATAGTAATCAAATCCAAAGCCAAGGAAATTTCCTGGAGTAGGACCCAAGCGGCTACCAGCATAGTTTCCAGCATAAGTCCTAGAGCCAGCATATACCACATATCCTGCAAAGGGAGTAGGTGAACTTACCCGAGTACCAGCAAATGTTCCATATCCTATGTAAGGCACTGGACCAATAGGAGTAGGGTTAAACCCACTCGACCTGATTCCTGTAAATTGTCCTGGAACTTGTCTTGTGCCCGTATAATTTGCTGGTCCAGAATATTGATTAAGTAGAGACTGCCCAACGTATACGCGGGAGCCGCCAAATTGATCTGGAATTGATGCTTGTCTAAATCCGCTATAGTTTGCTGGGAAATAATCTATGTGTGACCGCAAGCCAACAAAGGTTCTTTCTCCAACAAAATTAGCAGGATTACTTACCCTAGTTCCAGCAAACTGAGTTGGAGCACTAACGCGAGTGCCTGCAAAGTTTCCTGGAACTTGCCTAAATCCTGAAAACGGTATTTCATTTTGTAGGTAGAATGGCGAAGTTGAGGTGAAAGTTCTAGAGCCAGCATAGTTTCCAGAATAATTGCGAGAGCCAGCATAGTCTGCAGAGTAGTTTCTAGAACCAGCGTATTGTCCTGCCCCCGAAGCATAGTTTCTTGAGCCAGAATAGTTTGCTGCATAAGTTCTAGAACCAGTGTAGCTAACTTGGCGAATACCCGAAAAGTTTGCAGGAACCACTGAAGGTCTATAGTTAATGTATGTACCAGTATACTGGCGAGAATATTGTGATGTATAAAATGCGCTGATGAAAGTGCCAGTGTACTGAGCGTCAGAGTCAATTAAATTTCTTGTATCAACTGCAGAACCAACACTAACCCAAGTCCCTGGATCAGTCGGAGCACCTTCAGCACTAGTTCGTAACTGATATGAACCAACACCTGTTGCCTGTTGCCCTGCTAGCAATGACTTCCACATAGAACTTTGCAGTTCGGCAACTGTCATCTCTTTTAAATCAGCACCTGTTCCTCTCAACCGCAGCGCATAATGGCTTGGAGTTGATGGAGGCGTAGACATAGTCTTTCTTTGCCAGATATGATAGTCTACTGATGCTGAAGCTGTTGTATCAGAAAATACAGTATCAATCCACTTACTGTATTCCGCGCTAGGAGCTGACGAACTTAATTTAAAAGTTCCAGGATAATCATTTGTATTTGCCAGCTCAGCCAACCGCGATCCAAATATTCTAATTGAATCTGAATCCATCTCAAATACATCACCGTTGCTGTCTAGGGCAACTGGAAGATTTGCGGTAGGATAAGGAGCTGAGTCTTGTATTTGATACAACGTTGTAGAAACACTACTGGCAGCTGCAATTGAAGTCCCTGGGTGTGTGCCAACAGGGTCAGTATAAAAAGAGTTGCGGTAAGTTCCTACCGTAGATTTAGAGTCAGAGTCGCTGAGAGTTAAGCTGTCGTGATACCTTGAGCCAACCGAGTCGTGCTCGGCAACTAGGGCAAGACCTGCGTTATATGCATACCAACTCTCAGCCGAGGATGGGATTTGCTTAAAGTCGCCAAACGTACTACCAGCAAAGAAAGCAACTGGAATTGATTTGCTAAATTCAGATGACATAATTTAACAAACCTCCAATCAAGGATTCAACAAAGTTCCAGTGCGGTCATAAACGTTTGGAATCCTCTCGTTCACCTCATCGATAGCACCATGAACTGTTGTGGCGCTAATTTCGCTACTCGTTATGCTGCCAGTTCCAGCAGCAGGAATAGTAATTGAACCCTGTACAGTGATGCTGTTAGTGATTGTACTAGCACTTGCATCAAAGAGCGCCTCAATTTCGTTAATTGCTGCTACAACCGTACCAGCGTCAGTATTAGTGAGGTCTTTAAATGTACCACCTCCAGAGCCGTGGAGGTCGCTGTCCAGCTCGTTGATTGCAGCTACAAGGTCAATTGTGCCCGCGCCAACAATAGCAGTAGCAGTTGTTGTGAGCAAGTTGCGATCCCCAACTGCACTGTCGAGATAACGCAGGTCACTATCATAATATCCTGCGTTTGAGTTTAGATCTGTTATTAGCTGAGCAAAGGTGTCTGTTGTCTCATATACAATGCTAGGTGTTTTAACTGCCATTTTTTATTTCTCTAGTAATTTTTGTAATAGACCTTTAATTTCTGACATTTCAGACCGCAATTCATCTAGTTCTTGCTCGCGAGTTTGCTCAGCCTTTTGTTTTTCTAGCCTAACCTTTTTACGTTTACGAGCATTTTCAATTTCACGTTTATTCGTATTTATAACGACCCCAGTTTCTTTATTTTTCTTATAGAAGGAAGTGCCTTCTATTCTCACAAGTTGATCATTGGGGTCGTATGGGTCATAATCATACTCGCTCATTAGATCAATCCGATTGCCCGAATACTGTTAATGATTGGAACCTGACTGGTGTTTGTTGAGTTAAACACTAACTTAAACTGAACGCCTGTAAAGTCGTCCAAATCACCAAGGTCTCCACCGATCAAATACTCATAGTCTTGATTAGTCCTTTCTTCAACGTCATTACCAACCCATGCATTTTTCGATGGGCTATTTGTCAAAGCATCGTTTCCGAGAACCCAAGGGATCGTATAGAAGTCAACGTCTTGAGTTCTCACCACTCTGTAGTACAGATCGAAACTAGCCGCAGGTGGTACGTGCGCATTAACGATAACTCGCATGCCGTTCGTTTCCTGCTCGAAGAGAATCGGCTTAGTGATATGCTTAGACAATGCCGTACCTGCCCATGGATGTGTCTCAGGCGAATACAAAGCTGGTTTGTTTTGGCGCAGAGATCTAAGAGCAGTTACGCCGAATCCATTCGCCGAGTCTTGCACTTGGTTATCAATAAAGTTGCTAACCAAAACCGCACTGGTTCTTTGAGTATCAATTACAGGCGAAACGTCAGATATGTAACCGCCATTTGCTGGTTTTGCATAATGCGCTGCCAAAGGTCCACCAAATGTAGACTCCTGAGTCGAATTAATCTCAGCTGTGATAATAATTGATGGATCAGAATCACCAGACGTATCAATCTCGGTGACTTCAGCACTTGGGTATGCCAAGTATTTTGGTGATGTGAAATACACCTTTTGGTTATTGCCCAACTGAGTAAACCCGTCATCAATATCATATCTTGGGTCAGCAACTGCACTTGAACTTAACAGATAGTGGTCAATGCCGCTAACGAAAGACCCCCTAAACGTAACATTAGTGCCTTCTATATTCAAAGACATGAAATCTGGAAGGAACTCATTAATGTTGACCGCTTGATTCGTTTCAGCAGTTGTTGCGCCGAACACACCAGCGTTAGTAAACGCAGGAGAGCCACCAGCTGAATCAAGACGTATAGAGTAACCTAATGCGTCAGCTGAATCAACAAACCTTTCCTTCATCAAGAAGGCACCAGAAAGACCATTGTAATCAGATGAATCTATAAGACCGCTTAATCCTGCGCTATCGCCCACTCCGAGTCCATGCCCTGAGTGAAGAACATACAACTTGCTCAGGTCTGCACTATCCGCGAGGAAAGAAGTCAAAGTATTATGGACATACTTATCGACTTTATCGTTATAGAAGTTCGCATGACCCTCTGGCTTAAACTTAGCGGTGTAGATTCGATACGCCATATCTTGAGTTTGCTTTGGCGTCCAAGTTGAACCGTTTTGTGACAAGAACAAAGAACCCTTGGCTGGCTGCTTATTTACACGCTTGTCAGTCTTACCAAGAATCAGCCCATAAGTTTCGCCAACAAACGCCTCATAGAAGTCACATTCTGACTTCAGAACAATCGCGTATTCTGTTCCTGCCCTCAAGTAGATTGGTTCGTCAAATATAAACTCGACTGGATTTGCCAAAACATCATCAAGGTCTTCAGGTGGTCCAGAAGTAGACATGGCATTAACTGTTGCAGCCGCAGTGTCTGCGTCTACAAAAACTCGATGAGTATCAGCAATGGCATCTTGTAACGGAATACCATTTTCTACTCCACGAATTTGCAACTCAAGAGGAATTTTTGGTTGGTTATCCTTTCCTTTCCACGTGCAATTTGGAGCAGATCTTAAGAACACTTCTACCTTAGTTACAAACGCGCCTGGAAGTTCTTCTCCTCCACCAATCATAAACGTTTGTGCTAATGGATCCTGCTGTATCTGACGAACGAAACGAGTAATCGTAACATTTCGAGTTGTGTGAATTTGCGCTTGTGCAATTCGCAGCGAACCGCTTGAAGTATAGATGGTGCGAGCAAGAGACAACGCATCATCTACGATACCGCTACTTACATCATATACAGCAAACTCTTTTGCTCCGCTTCTAAACTTCCAACCGATCTGGTCATAGACTTTTGGATCTTTGATACCAGCATACCTGCGCGCTTCTCGTCGTTGATTTGCAGCCCACTGTTTCCATTCATCAATAGAGGTCAATCCACCTTCTTTCTCAGAAGGAACAGGTGCGCTGTTTGGCAACCAGAAACTGAAATAAATATCACCAAATTCGTTTGAAATCAAAGTGGTTGGATCAACCAACCCTGCAGCATCAGGGTGGGTATTGTAATTTACATTAACATCACCCCAAGTTTTTAAGTGCCATTTTTTAGAAATAGCTTCATTATACTCACTCAGAGTCCTTGAAATAACCCACTGAGAAACATTAATCCCATTAAAGAATGGCCAATAACGAGTATATGGTCGGAGTCCTTTAATTACACCAAAGATCTTTCGTTGGCGCATCCAAGGGACGTTTGTTAGCTGTACTACTCTATCACCCAAATTCTTTTCAACAGTTTCAACGTTGGTAACAACGTCTCGAATATTAAACGTTCTGGTCCATGGCAAAGTTGCTGTGAAGATTTCGCCAGTGCTCTTTCTCCTCCATGTGCCAGTACGCATAATTGTGATTCGTTTCGTAAGACTAGCAACTTCTTGCCCTTCTACTAAATCACTAGGGTCGAGGCCATTAGGCAGAGTATTGCCCTGCCAACCAAACTGTTCCCAGTTGCTAAGCCCAGCGAAACCTCGAGGGAATCTGCGTTTAATGTTTGTGCCACCATCGATAATATTATCTGGCAAGCGGCGGTGGTCGACCCAATAATCTGACGCGGGAGACAGTTTAATGTAACCCTCACCAGTAAACACGTTGAATGGGTTTACATTATAATATCCCATTTCTTCATATGAGCGACCATCAGAAAACCAAGAAATCTTTTCTTGGATCAGAGATGAATCAAGAACTTGAACATAATCCAAATAAATGTTATCACCCTTTATACTAGAAACTGGATTAGTCTGTGTGACATTTGATTTTGCAGGAATAGTTACAGAACTTCCTCTCGCGCCCGAGTATCTGTCAAGCTCGTCATACAAGAAAGTCACAGATTGCTTCATTTGTTTTGGCTGTACAGTGAACCTTGCAGGGTTATATGATTGACCCATGAAACGGAAGTCTTCACTATATTCTAAATCAAACTGACCAGCAGTATACTGCATTCCCGCATGAAAATCTTCTACAAAGAAACCAGTCTTTGATCTAATATTTCCAAGTGCATCAAGCTCAACGAGGTTTTTGGCGTCTTGCTCGCTTGTAGTCAAAGCAATAGTTTCTTCTGCTCTAGCGATTCTTTGCTCAAGCATGCCAATGTCTGACATTTTGTAGCCTTTGTAGGTATGTCTTCGAATTGCCATGTCTTGCGAATTAAGTGTATTGCCACCATAGCGAACTGTATAGAGTAGAAGTTCATCTTGATTTAATGGTGGCTCAGTAGGAGGCAACCCTTCGGTTCCTTGATTAATCCTAATATCTGCCTGCATAAATTCTTTATCGTAACCAAGTACAACATGGTCAACTCGCTGATTATAGAAGTCTGCTTTCAGCTGGTATGCCGATTCTTGTTTTGGCATATGGAAAGATTTAGCAGTTTGAGTTGCATTCGCTGTTCCTGTGCTTGTATCGAACGGATCAAGTGCAGGTCTGAAGTCTAGCATGTTAAACAGTGAGTATGTAAACCCATCAGTTTTCGAGAAATACTCAGGAATGTCTGCATATTGGAAGTATGGATTTTGATCAGTAGCGGTTGCTGAATCTCTAAAGCCTGCGCTATATGAGTTTACGCAGAATAAGTCGCCCGTACCGCCCCATTCAAAGTAGCCAATTTTAGCATAAATCTTTGTTCCTTCGGGAATGCTGCTGGCTTGGAAAGTAATAGGCTGATAGAAGTTATCTCGCTGGCCCCCATCAAAGTTAATTACGTCACGCAGTTCGCGTGAAGAGTCTACCGTAAACGTTCCACCAAAATCACCAGTTACTGGGTGTGCCGATATTAACTTAACTCCATCATAGTATGGAGCTGCATAGCTCGAATCGGTTTTGTAGTAAACGCCACCTGCAGAATCTTCAACTCGAGCGAATCCAATATAACGCTCGGTGTACGTCTTTGTTTTTGGTGTAACTGTACCAGCTGGTTTATTAAAGTAATAAATGACAGTGTAATTTTTATTTGCACCTAATCCACTAATGGAAACGTTGCCGAAGGAAGCTGTACCAATATCACCAACTGGAACGTTTTCAAAAGTATTATCAGTTGTATTAATGAAGATCCACTCAGCTTCATCTGCATTTGTATATGACGCATCTCCTAAGAAAATGTTCATATTACCCGAACCATCTGATGCTTCCGTAAGTGTATCGGTACACACCATTGTAAAGACACTCATATCAATAGATTTGACACGAGGTCCACCAATGCCAAAGAAACTTTGTTTCAAACCAAGAGCTCTTTGATACAGCTGACCATCTTCTAAGTTGAATGTGATTGCATGGGTATTGGCATCTGATGGGTGGTGTAGTTTTTCAACATCTCGGAAATTTTTGCTCGGCTCCATACGGATATCATAAAGATAAATTTGGAAACGATCAGTAGCAAATTCAGTATCAATTATAGAACGAATTCTTGCCTTGCCCAAATTATTGTTACTACCATCCAACAGAAGATACTGTTGCTGTTCTTCAAAGCCAACGCTTTTGGCGCCATCTAAAAATGGCGCTATTCCATCTGAATCAGCAGTAACAAGGCCACCGTAAAAGAAAGTGTCGTTGTAAATTGGCGATGTAACAGTTGACTGTGGCTTTGGAATATTAAACGTTTGATCTAATTTTTGCTGAAGAAAGAACCCATTGAGGAATCCTGTTGGAGCGATTCCATCTACGGTTCCAGGCACATTCAGTGTTAGGGCACCATCACTGTCTCCCTCTTCAAATTTAATTGTCCATGGATTTACAATAAAATCGCCATGAGTATTATGATGGCGAGTTGCCATCCTTCTTTCTATAAAGTTATATGAGTCATCGCCGCTTTTTATCTTTGCAATCTTTGAATCTACAATGGTACAGAAAGTCAATAAGTCGTCTGGATCAGCAATTGTGTCTAAAGTTGTTAGATTCAACAGAATACGATAGCGGTCTGCGCCAGGAGCTGCAAGGTTGGGACGCGCTCCCTGGTTGTCGTAAAGAGACTGATCATCAGAAACTGTAAGAATATCTTGCTGTACTTCAAAACCAACTGTGGTGGATATCTTTGAATCTGAGTAACGCGAAAGTATAATGCTCTGTTTAGGAGCATGAACAAAATGACCGTTAGTGAAGAAGTCACACGCCTGATTCGAGAACAGAAGTCCTCTACCAGTAGAAGTTGGTTGCCCACCGAATGCTGATTGTGTTCTCACTGTTAAAGTGCGCTCATTACCGCCTCTTACATCTTTAATGACTTCACCGTCATTGAATGTCAGCGGGTTAGCCTGCAATGCTGGTGTCTCATTATTCTGATTAGCAGAGAGATATCTTCCATAGAGAATAGCAGCACCTGATGGTTCATCAGCAGCAGTTAGACCCGCATCAGTTTCGACTTTGGTGATTGAAAAAATCAGACCACTAGTTTGACCCGTTCGTGGCGTTCCTTGAAAAGTCTGGCCAATATAAGAAGTTGGAGAATCAGTCAGTTCGTTTACAATAACGTAATCGAGAGGATACAGATTTGAACCGCCAGAACCTCGAGGATTTACAGCAGCACCATCTAAAAAGATGTTTGATGCGAAACGACGGATTTGTTCTTGTAAGATAGTTTGAAGCTGTGTCAACTCACGAGCTTGAAGTGCTCGTCCACTGTTGAACAAGATTTTATGGAAACCAGCACTATCTGTCCAATCGTCCTTGTAAGTATCTTTAAAGGTGGACCCTGTAAAATTAGTTGGCATTTCTTTTTCCTTTAAATTTCGATGACGATTTTAATATCTTCAGTCTGATCATTATCGCGTTCAATAGCCGCTCTGTTGTCTATGTATACCACCTCACCAGAGAAGTTTTTGATTTCTGCCTTGAAGTTATAGTCAGAATCAATAGCGTCAGTACCGCCGCCACCACTTACTGTGATTGGCTCTCCTGTCGCAGTGAAATTCGTAAACCCAGTCTCTGGAGTTTGATGGACATAGAGTGTCTTTGCTGCAACATCATAGTCATCAATAATGGCTACAGCGCCAGAAGTTGAACCAGTGACAGTTTGATCGCCTGTAATGTTAGCTGCAACCAAGGTCGAGTTCACAACTGTCAGTCGCTTCATAGCAAATCCAGTTTGCTCTGTAAAGCGATTATCAACGTCAGAATCTTTCAATGGGTTTTTGATCAGACCAATCTGACGGAAATCGTTTGATGTGATAAAGTCACTATCAGTAGAACCCGAAAGCTGAGCACTAAACATAATCGCAGAACTGTTAAGGTTCACTCTTGGGTCAGAGCCCATGCCCGAATCGCGAGCAATCATAGCGCGAAGTACTGCACCCGAACCAGTTCCTCCAGCTTTTATCGAAGCATACTCATAGCCTCTTCCGTGAGCCCAGTTAGGATTAGCAGAATCTTTTTTCATAATAACTTCATAGATTGAACCATCATAAGCACGTGCAAAGGCAGATGCTTCCGAATCATTTGGACCAGTAATCGTAACTGGTACAGTGATTGACGAACCAGCAACACCATATCCCTGACCGCCAGAATCTACAGCAATACCGATAATGGCGCCTGAATCAGACGCTTTCTGGATTGCCAGCTGTGCTTGCTTCGATACACTCAAATCTTCCAAGGCAGGACCGCCAAATTGACTCGAGTCCAAAATCTTTTCAACAGGAATATATGAAGACGAAAGATACTTTCGCACACCTGTCGCGCCGACTGTAAACATATAACGCCAAATATAACCATCAGCACCTGCTGAGAAATTGTTACCAGTGGTATCAATTGGCTTAAATTGTGAATTTCGTGGCGTACCAGTTGCAGTTTTACCCTGCTGAATGCAGACATAGACGTTATTGTCATCAGTAATAATATAATATGGACCTTCAATATCACCTGTTGGACCAACAGTAGTATTACTATTGAAATTATCGTCCCAAGCAGAATAAACGCTACCAGCGGACCAATTATATCGTGGCACAACATAAGACGCGTCAGTCACTAGTTTTGCTGACTGTATGCTCGCTTGAAATTTTTTCATTTCACTGTAAGAAGGGTTTGGGGTTGGAGGAAGGTCTCCTGTGGTTCCCCACTCTTCTGCGCGACCAATAGCGATATAAAATCGATCTGAGTCTTGACCCGAATCAAGTTGTTGGTTGCTATAAGAATTGTAGATCGACGTCAGAAAATCTCTTTTAAAATCGTCTGTAATAGTTGCTGCCATTTTAGTTTACCTTACGCAGTTATATCCGAGTCATGACCAAAGTGAATCCACCCTGCTGTTGTCCACATTACCTCAACACCCTTTCCTGACCTTACGTCAAAACTAGTGCCCGCCAGAAACGAAGTTGGTGTAACCGTAGCAGTGAAAGTATTTCTATTTGCAAATTTCTTAGTTTGTCCGACGATATTTCCGTCAGCAAGTGTAATCGCAGAAGCAGCTGCGATATTAATAATGGTAATAGGGACACTAGGGTCAGCTGGACCTGAAGAAGTTAAAATCTCATTGCCCATAATAATCCGACAACCAGAGCGCACAACACCGCTATTCAATGGATTTAAATGCAGATCGACATCACCTGAGTCACCCCTTACACTAATCGCAACACCAGTGCTTGAATCGCCACTAGAAATTTCAATGTAATTTGCCGAGTCGTTTGCATTCAATGACAAAATTGTGTCACCATTGCTATCAACTATTGTGCTAATTATCGGGGCTGTTAATGTTTTATTTGTTAAAGTATCAGTAGAATTTTGAAGGACTACCGTTCCAGTCGCATCAGGTAACGTAATGGTTCTATCTGCTGTACCGACGTCGCCAACAAAAGTAACTGTGTTAAGGTCTTCATCTCCAAATATGATACTTCCAGTTGAATCTACATGGAACAGATCTGTTACCTGATCAGAATCGCCTAACAAATCAAACAGCGTGGTAAAATTCGTATTAATTTTATCTGCTGCGTCTCGAAGCGAATCACCGTTGCCATCGTTGGCAACAGTACCATTCTGCAGTATTTCTTTTGTGTAACGATGTGACATTTCAGCTAATCTCTGAGATTTTACATTTATTTATACAGGTTATGGCAACCCATCTGAATCATCTGGCCAATATGGAGCAGGTAATTTCCTTCCAAGTAGGTGAGTACCTGAACCATCTGAATCTTTCAGCAACCAATGATCTTCGTCCAAAGTATTGAACGTATTTGACAGGTCGCCATATGTGGTGTCCAATGTTCTACCATTGATGTCGTCGGCACGTTCAATACTAATATATTGTGCGTTCCACTGTTCAATGGTAAGTGTAGTGTCGCCAAGGTTCACGCCAGACAGATACTGATCGTTGACGCGTGTGCGCTGTACATATCCATCCGAATCCAAAGAGAGTTCGGTGATGGAAGATGTAAACAGTCCTGCCCCTTGCCGCTTAAACAGTTGAGCCGAAGAATGAGCAAGCACTGGTGGTGGTGGCTCGATGAATGTTGGCTGACCGCCAAGGTTTAGGTCGAAAACTGACTCAATCTGCACTTGTCCACCGAACCACATTCCTGCTGGGTGCACAAAAGTTTTATATGCGTCTCGCCAAATTTTAACCGAAACTGGCGTCTCAACTAGCAGCGCGAACAGCTGATAGAACTCATCATTGGTCAATCTTTTATCTTGTACATCAGCACCAATAAGAGTCGATCTACCGCGCTTTGTGATGATTTTAATTTGCTTATCTGTATCCAAATAGCCATTTGTAGCCATATTTGTTAATGCAGTATCGCCCTCTTGGGCAACTACTAAATCACCATTTGTATCTAATTTGCCGCTGAGTAATTGAATAGTTTGAGTACTGAAGTCAATGACATAATGTTCATCTTGTGTTAGATCTATAAACTCATCATCATCGTTTTGAGCAGAGATAATTTTTTCACCGCCCTGATAATTGAATTTAAAGACACCACCTGCGTTTTGACCGCCTTCATAAATAATCTCTTCAGTTTCGGGGTCGCCCACATAAAAAACTTCATCCTTTCCGTAACGAACGTTTACATCTAAACCATAGAAAAGTCTAAAGAATTGCTCAATGGAAAACGATGTACCCTTTGACCTGTACAAAAGATTTGAATACTGAAGTGCAGATCTTTTATCATTGAACGACTCGAAATACGGAGCGCCCAACAAAAGTTCTTTTGATATGAAAGTAAGAAATTCTTCTTTTACTTGAGTGACGTCACGAGAAAGAAGCAAGTCATTAATCTGCTGAGCTGGGTTCCCTTCAAGCTCGAGAGTTTTATAATATTCTTGCAAAAAGTTTACAAGGTTCGGGTAGTCTGTATCATACCGAGAAGGTAACGCTTCATATACATCATAGCGATCTAAATCTAGTTCGCGGCGATAAACATCTGTTTTTGTTTTATCTAATGACATATTAAACTCTTGTGTCGACTACCACTGGAACTGCGAAAGAAGCACCCTCATCCCATTTAAGAATGTTATTCAATTCAGCGTTTACCACAGACTGGTTTGCTGGAACTGCAAAGAGCTTAATATATTTTACGCTTCCTGCAACTGACTGTACTGTAAGGTTTTGTATATACACCTCTCCTGTTTCTGGTGTATAATAACCAACAACATCTTGTACTACCTTACCAGCCAAATTAATGACCTCTAATTGATTCGTGGGTCTACTTTCAAATACAGCAGGTGTTACTCCTGGAGGACTCACTAGAGTTCTGCCATTTATTTTATTTCTAATTGAGCAGGTTTGATTCTTATATATGAACAAACTAGAAGTAATAGTCGGCTCATCACTAGAAGAAGCTGCTCTAAGAGTAGACGGAAACTTAATAGTATAGCTGTCTGGGATTGCCAACGTAGGCAATAATCTTCGTTGCATTTTAATTGATGCTCTAGAGGACAATACTGAAGTATCAGTATCGTCGATCACATCTAGCATTCGCGACCTTCTAAAGTTTTGATCGAACTTGCCAGTGTTTGTATTGAAATAAGAAGCAATATTTCTTTCTACTGCTGCTGTTACATTTGACTCGGTCAATCCAGTCAATGAAGGGTTGAACTGAAAGAATGTTTCTGTGGAGATATAAGTTGTAACTGGGTCTGTAAATTGTAGGTCAAACGATACCACCGAAAACGAATCAGCCAGTTCGCGAATACCTTCTCTTACAGCTGCTATTGTTGTATTCGACAATCCTTCTTTAAATACAATTGAAGTGAATACTGCACCGTATTGTGGGCGGGCATCATCTTCACCACCCCAAGACTTAATGTCATCAATAAAAGTTGAATAGTTTTTAAGTATCAAAGCAGAGTAATCAAGTGCAGTTACCATTCTATTCTGAGACGCATACTGGAACGGTGCATTTTTACGAATTGATTCTATAGATTCTTTATCTGCACCACCAGAACTTCTAGAAGTAACCGCCAGCGCGATATCCTCTGGCTGTACTGTATATGAACCAAGTTCGAGCGTTGACGTGACTTTGAGTGTAGAAATACCATTAGCAGTAGAGCCATTTGTTCTCAAATAGTTGACGTCAATAACATTACCTGCAACTGGTGCTTGCCCGAGAGTAGTGCCATTACCAAAGGTCAACTCAAAGTATCGGTTTGGCGATTCTCTCAAAACATAAAGTCTTGACAACTCGTCAATTTTCGTTGCTCTTAGCAATGAGGTGTATGCGTTGAATGTGCCTTCATCATCACCTGCATTTGCTCCTGCTTGAGTGTTATAAACTTTAATGATTGCTGTGTCAATATCAATGTTTTCATCTGGAAGAACATAAACAACATCTTTTCCGCTTCCAACTAAAAAGCGCTGAGAACGCTCAAGACCTTCATATACAATAAGATCTTGAAGTATGTCAGCATTTCCGTCAGCGTCTACTGGTCTAAATGTATAAACGCCTGTGCCGCCAGCATTAGCGATCAATGTTTCGCGATTAGAAAATGTGTAGTCAATGCCGTCTTTAGATCCTTGAAGGACTAATTCTCCAGGACCAATTCTTTGTATCTCATTCAACGAAACGTTAGATGGTGGCGTGATTGTCAAAGTGATAACGGCTTCAGCTGACTTTTTAGAATCAGGGATGTAGCCAATAGACTCAGCCAAAGAAACAACGGAGTTGCGTAATTGTGCTGTAGACAAATACGATTCATTCAATGCAAAGTTAGCAGTGAGACCATTGAAGTGAGTATTATATGCCAACACATCTAAGAGATTAGAAAGCGCAGCACCCTCAAAATCATAATCATCAAACTCGCCAGATTCTATAAAATATGTTTTTAAAGAATCCTTTATTTGCTGAAAGTCTAGTTTTGTTGAATCGATAGTTGTAGCCATTAGCGTAACCTATTCATGTTTACTGATGCCGTTAGTATCTCTTCAGAATTTTGAATATAGAAATAAACGATTACTGTAACAGCATTTCTTTGTCTATTATTAGTATAGAAAAATGCATCGGCTGCATTTATTCTTTTTTGCGTTTGTCCGATTATAGTACTGTCTTCAAAAAACTCAACTTTAGTAACTGTCGCTCTTGGTTCGTCTTTTTTGATTGACTCAATTACTCTTGTTCTAATCAGTTCAGATGGATAGTTCTCCATATTCTCAAACAACATTGCCCTGAGATTCGCTCCAAAAAATGGATTGAATGGCTTTTCAAAAAAGTTTGTTTGAAGAATATTTGAAACGCTCTGTATTACTGCAGCAGTATCAGTTTTTTTAAATACATCTCCTCGGACAAGACCAGTGGCTTGATCTAAGGAACCAGACTTGGGCGTGAACGACAAGTCCAAGTCACTATATTCCTTTTTCTTTTTTGTGATAACTAGTTTATCACCAACTCCAGGAGTTATCCTTCTAAGAGCCATTGATCCAGCCTTTTCTTTTCTTTTTATTTATATGTGAATCACACAGCTGTGTCGTTTACAGCGCCATATCCTGATACAGCATCCTTATCTACAATTTCAACTAGGTCAGCAGCACTAAACAACTGGCGGTTGAAGTATGTACAAACCTTCATCTCAAAATTTGCCTTAAAGTCTTTTTTAATTTCTGGCATAACGACAATAAGTTGCTGTGACATAATCTTATCTGGTCTCAGCATATCATAATCCAAGCTCAACTGATCGTAGAAGAAAGTGTCGCGAATATACAACGCGAGGTCAAAGGTTGCGGAGTAGTCTATCTTTCCTCTAGAATTATAAAGAGTATAGACAACTGCCCTGCCCTGATACTTCAACTCATTGATATATGGTGCGTTTAGTACAATAGACTCTTGGCATGTACCGCCATCCTCTTTACGGTATGGTTCACGCCAATACCGATCTTCCGCAATCTTGCTTGGCTTGTATGCCCTTCGTATACCGTTGGCTGGATTGTAATATCCTTCTGATACCTGCAACCTGTAGTTTTTAAACTCTGGGCAATCAGCAATGCCTTCCATTAACCATGCGTGCAAGTACCATTGCCGCGCCAAATCTTGACGTTGTTTCTTTATTGGAATAAACTCTAGTGATGCCCTAGAACCAGGAGCGCCCAAGAACTTAGAAATAGTACAAGACTTTGACAGTTTTGTGCTACTAGTAATTGGAGTGTCTCGCTTGTCTGGGTTATACAGCGGATCTGCGAGAATGGTGCGCTCCGTAGCTTCCTTATTTTTAGGTAAGAAAGTTTTTGATGCGCGTTCAACAGGATTGCCCAGTAACGTGTATCCGAAGCGAGGTGTTGGCTCTGCTTGCGCAGTCCTCTTAACCACATAGGGCGCAGGCGGTGCACCTACACTATAAAGTTCTGAAATTCTATTTTCATCCAAAAGACTTTCAATACATCGCGGAGCATTTGTCTGTAACTCTTTCGCTGTTTTTCTGTCATTTGCACCATCCATGGTACGCATCTTAGACCTAATCTCTGCTGTAGTTGGCGTCCAATTAAAGTAGTATGAATACGAGTCGATTTTAGCGATCTTGTTTTCCAGTGTATCGTCATTATCGACATAAACTTTTCTCACAGCATATGGGGATGCCTTGTTCCAAACTTCCCACCATTTGGTTGGGTTGCCGTAATAGTTGTACAAGGGTTCATGTTTAATATTATCAGAGTGTGCCGATTCATGAGCCTCACCTTCAATCCCTCCAAGTGATCCTGAATGCCTCCAATGATCAGGATCAAAGTCGCCCGAAAACGCGCCATCCATCTTCATTGATTGAATAATAGCGTGATTGTCCTTCGCCTCCCAACCCCAATTGAATGCATAATCTGGGGTGATACACATTGGCGACAGCTCAATGTCTGATGGTTTGGCTGCGCTTTTAACTTCTTTGCCACCACCAGTATGAATGAGTTTTGTATTACCGTCTGCGACGTTTCCGTTGGCAGTGGCATCACCACTACTGAAGAAGAATGAAGTTGCGGTCGCTGGGTCTGGGTTTGGCGAGTTTGGTGTTCCACCTGTTATAGAATGAGAACCATTTACACCATCCGCTGTGGAACAAATAACAGTAACACTATCGCCGCTTGATAGCTGGGCATCTTCCATGGTACCACCCAAAGTAACAGTAACAACACCAGCTACAGCAGTCATTGATGAAAAAGGAACTTCAAACGCAACCAAGTTAGAGTAATGTGCGGAACTAGAGTGCTCAGCATAGTGGCTGTATTTTGCGGTCCATGCCTCTAGTGCCCGACCGACTAGGTTGCCGTGAAACACAGTTTTCTTGCCTTGGTAATCTTCGCCGCCGCCAGTAAAGAGTGAACCAAAGAAGTGAAAATTCTCACCTCCAATTTTACCCTTTCTTCCAATAATATGCATACTTTCTGCGGAGAACGTACTGTGGCCACCTGAAGATGTGGTGATGTGTTTTTCTGCTGACATACGAATGCCGCGTTTTGCATTCGGAATAATATCATTACCCGCAATCATTCGCAGATCTTTTTTCGTTACGATCTTGTGCTCGCTTGCAGTGAAATCAAAGATATCGCCCCAAACTTTTCTATCCACATTCCCGCGCACGAGAGTCTGGTGAGTATCACCAACCTCTTGTATATAAGTTCCATTGACTGAATGGTTTTGGTTTGCACCAACTTCAATATTATATGTGCCGTTTACCGTGAGATTGTAATTGCCATTGACAGTGAGATTCAGATCACCATCGTAGACAATATTGCCTTGACCATTGACCATCATATTATGGTCAGCGCCAACCACTTCAATGCGATTGGCGCGAGAGGCAACTACTACTGAACCGTCTTGCTTTAACTCAACGCCAGCGCCAGTGTGATGCTTGATGAGCACACGCTCTCCACCTGGAGTGTCATCTACTTCAATAGAGTGGCCACTTGGCGTTTCATTGGCATTGTTAAAAGGAAAAATAGAATAAGACGTTTTGGCAATATCATAGTTAATACCAAAAGAACTACCGCCGACCCAAAGGCTGTTATATTTTATCCCTCGAGCAGCTTGGCTGATAGAAGTGCCGAACCAGTTATATCGGCGTGGGTATTCGCCTGTCGGATCAATCGAGCCATCAATAGGAATACCAGTGGTGTACTCTAAAGATTCACCACTTTCTTCTTTCAATCTATCTTCTAATTTATTTCCAGTAGTAGTCATTAGAATTTCTTCTCTAGTACGTCAGGGTCTTTTTCAAAAACAACTGTACCAACATCATCTAGGGCTGCAATAATTTCATCAGGAGATTTTGCAGGTTCAGTCAGTGGGTCAGTGTACAAACTTAATTTATTAAAGTTATTAAACACATAATCTCTAACGTCAAACCCTGGATCTTCTTCTGTTATATCAACATCCATATGACCCAGTGCTTGACCACCTGGATATTGATTATAGAAAACTCTGAAGAAATGATACAAAGTATTAAACTGTGAGCGAGTTATGCTCATGGCTGTTGTCACTTCGGTAATATCGCCAGTGCCACTCGCAACATTAACACCGCCAACCAAACAAACGCCAATAGAATATTGGTTATGGTTCAATATTTGGGTATGGTCGCCCACTTCATTAATCGGCAACCCTCTTTCAATAGAGCCATCGCGTTTAATAATAATGTGATAGTTTTCTATACCAGCCCCAGTGAGAGTTTGTAACTGTTGTCCTGTCAGGTTCGCATTTGTAAACGTCTCAGACCAATGAACAATCACTTCGCTGATTGGTCTTGTAGCGGATGACATCTCTGC